AAAACATATAAAACAAAAAAATGATCATAGAATATTCTAATTATGATGTTTCTTTATCTGATGAAGAATTAAAAAAAAGTCTTCAATCAGCGATACATTATAATCCATCCACAATTTCAGTATTTCTAAATCATATTAAAATAGCTAAAAATATTATTTCACAAACAGATACTTTAATTTCTACTCCTATCGATTATCCTCTTGGTATTTTAGATACAAAAAGTAGAGGAAGCGCAATAGAAACAGCTATCAAAGCCGGAACTCACATAGTCAATATAGTTGCCCAACCCGCGCACTTCTGCAACAGAAAATATGATAAATTTAGAGAAGATATCAAAATAAATTTAGAGCTTTGTAGTAAAGCTTCTGTTGAATTAAGATATACTTTAGAATATAGGGTTTTCTCTTACGAACTTTTATACAAAGTTTCTCAAATCTTAATGGATTTTGGAATCAATACTATCTATCCATCTTCAGGATATCTTCTTGATGATATCAATGACAATATCTTAGCAGCAGCTCTAATTAACAAGAAAGTACCCATCAACATTATTTGTAATGGTAATGTTTGGAATATTAGCCAAATTAATAATATCAATCGAACTAAATTATATGGCATTAAGGTCAATTCTATTAACGGTTTAGAATTATTATCCAAAAATAACCAAAGTTCCTAGGGTTTAGGGTATAGTATAATTAGCATTTCCGTCAACCATGGGAGAATAAAATGGCTATAGCAAAAACATCTGGTTCTGATTATACAGTACCTCCAAACGTAAAGTCCAGTGGCTCAGTTAATAATAGAGGCACAGTAGCCCGTGGTGGCTCAGTTGCTTCTGGCAAGCTCACAAATGTAGGCGTTAGTAGATACAATACAGGAGTATTTGCTTCAACAGTTCTTGATAATGGTTTTGCCGACAAGGCTCTAAGTAGTGGCACTTTTGCTTATAATGATAAGAATGGTGTTGCTATGAGAACCACATCAGAATTAGCTGGTGTTGCTAATACTACATTGTTAAGTGGCGCTAATATCCCAAGTCTCACTCGTAGTATTCACAAGCTTGAAACCCTCAGAACTCGTAGATTTACAACAGCTATTAGAGCTAACAAGTATAGTCTTTACACAGGAGCTTTCGATAGCGGTTATCCTGTTGTAGCCACAGATACATTAGCAACAGATAATGCTGCAAATCCAACTCGTTCTGCTCCCGGTCAGCTTACTTATAGAACTGGCGCTAAAGTACCAGTTATGAATAATGATTACAAGGCTAAGACTGGCTGAGTATAACTAATCAATTTTACTATACAACTAAAGCCAGCGATGCCTTGAGTGTCGTTGGCTTTTAGTTATTATTTAGAAAGTAAATCATGAGCGAAACAATTATTCATTTCTGGGAAAATATTGCTACAACCAGTATTGGCATTATCGTAACTATGGTGGGGTTTTGGGTAGCTATAGGAAGAAATATGGCTACTAAAGCAGAAGTTTTAGTGATGATAGAAACACAATCTCCATATATTCATGATCGTCAATTTATTATGGAAAGATTAAATAATAATAAAGAAACTCAAGCAGCTTTTGCTAATGCTTTACAAAGAAACACTGAAGTTATGACAGAACTAAAAATTCAAATTGGTATCCTTGGCAAAACGCTAGAGGCTCTCGAAGACCGCATCGAAAAATAGTGTATATAATTACAACCCCTTATTCTGGAGAATCAAACAATGGCTAGACCATATACAGACATTCAAGCTGCAATTAGTGGTAACGTAGTTAAGAATGGCACAGCAGTCGTATCAACAACATTTACTGGTAAATATTCAACCAACAACAATTACGTCAAAAACACACCAGCAATCAGTACCATTTACAATAAATATGGCAATAAGTTCTATAATGGCATATTTGTTAAAGTATTACCTAGCGGCACATGATATTTTTTGGCAATTTAAAATGGGAGTTTAATATTCATGGTCAAACCCGGCTATAGAACTAGCGAATTTTGGTTCACTATGGTCAGCTTTGTTTTTAGTGGACTATATTTAATGGGAATCATTGGAGAGAATAGTCAGAAAGAAGATTTGATTCAAGAAACAAGTAGAGGTCTAGAAGCTACAATACTTATTATAGGACAATTAACAGTTCTATTTAAGTATGTATCAAGTAGAGCTGAACTAAAGAAAACTTGGTGGAGCACAGCTAATCCAGAAGAAAGAAAAGTAGCAAATAGAGCTAATAGTAGAAAAAAGAAAAAACCCAAGAGTACCACAGGAAAAACCAATGCCAAATCCGATAGTCCTATTACAGATCAATAATATCGTAGACTCTGCTAAAGCTATACTTAAACAAGCCCAATCAGTAGCTGTTCCTCAAGCATGGAATGTATTACAGTTAGCAGTAGCAGATATAGTCCAACAAATTCAATTAACTCATCCAGAACTAAAAGGATCTAATAAAAAAGAAATAGCTATGAATGCCGTTTCTAGTTTTTATGATCAGGTTTTTTTAGTAGTAGAATTTCCCTTTCTACCACACTTCCTACAACCTATTATACAAAGGTACGTTAAACAACTGTTGATGATTTTGGTAGGAGCTTCCATAGATGCTATGGTTACCACCTTTAAAAACACTGGTGTTTTCAGTACTCCAACAGTTGATAACACAGTCGATAATATTCCCAAAGTTTCAGATAAATGAGAAAGAGAGATTCCAATGAATTTCACAGAAAGTTTTCAAGAGTTTAGTAGTCGTTTGAGCACAATGGATTTGGCTCTTTATGCTGGCGCTGGTCTTGTACTATGGGTTTTATTTAAGGATAAGTTGAGTCCTGTACAAACATTCTTGGGTGGTCTATTAGCTAAAATGAAAGGCTCTACTCCTTCTTCTGTTGTGCCAATTGTTGTACCATCAGTTGATGCTGTTGTTGTTCCAAAGTTAGTAGCTAATCAACCAGATGATACTTTTTTTAAGTTAGTTGTATCATGGAAGCAAACCAGAGATTTGGCTGTTCAAAGCGGTTGCGGCGAAGCAGTTAAGGTTGCTGACCAAATGTTTCCTTTCCTAAGTCCCAATGTTTGCAAAAAAGAGGATAAAGTATCATGAGCATGGATAAAAAAGTATTATTAGCACTAGGTGGTTTACTCATTTTAGTAGGCCTACTTAAGCCAGAGTTTTCTGATATGTTTAAACCTAGGCCAGCTGTAGTAGATGTTCTTGAATTATCAGTACCAACAGATGAAGCTGTAAAAAAAGAAGCTGATGATGTTGTGGTAGTTCTAAAAGAAGCTGGCATCAAGTCAGAAGCTAGGAAGCTAAGAGATTTATATATTGATTTAGCAAAGCTAGTTGAACTTGATGGTGAAGATGAAGTAATTAAAAGTACTGAAGAAATTCGTCAGGCTAATAGTCTAGCTGGTATTATGCTCAGGTTGGATATGAAAGGTAAGTATCCAAATCTAGCTAAAGAAGCAAAAGAAGTAGTAGTCGCTTCTATTGGTGATGATCAAATTCTTTTATCAAAAGAGCTAAGAGTTAAAGCTGTAGAAGGTCTTAATGCTTTAGCTTGGGCTTGCAACGAAGGGTCAAAATAATGCCACGGTATTCTCCAAAAGAACTTTACGATAACTATCGTCAAGGATTTAGTGGTTGCATATGGGAGCAACACGTATACGACCATTTTATGGAGAATGCAAAATATCCATTGTTTGGTGATGCTAGTAAAAAAATTAAGAATTCAGGTAAGGGCAAACTTTCAACACCATACAAAAGTGTGTTGAGATTTGAGAAGAATCCTTATAATGAACGACAAACTGTCGGAGATTGTGTTAGTCATGGAACACGAAATGCTTGTGATGTTACTAGAGCAGTCGAAATAGATGTGAATAACGAAAGAGAAGATTGGGTAACCAAGGGAGCGACAGAAGCTATCTATGGTGCTAGAGGTTTCTCTGGAGAAGGCATGAGTTGCGCTAGGGCTGCTGAGTTTGTTAGTAAGATTGGAGGTATAGTTCTTAGAAAGAATTATCCAGGCATTGCTGACTTTAGTAAATACAATGGTAATCTAGGTGCTGGCTGGGGAGGCAGAGGACTTCCAGATAAAGTATTAGACTTAGCCAATGATCATCAGATTAAGACTGCTTCACTAATCAGAACAGTAGAAGAGGCTCGTGATGCTCTTTCTAATGGTTATGGAGTAGCAGTATGTTCTAATTATGGTTTTAGTAACACAAGAGATAAAAAGGGATTTGCTAGACAATCTGGTAGTTGGGGACATTGCATGGCTTGGATAGCATGTGATGATACTGGTAGTGAGCCAGCCTTTTTAGTCCAAAATAGCTGGGGTAAGTGGAATGATGGAGGACATCCAGAATGGGGTCCAATTCCAGATGGTTCATTTTTAATTCATGCTGATGTGGCTGCTGGTATGCTCGCCATGAATGGATCATATACATTTAGCAGTTTTGACGGTTTTCCTCTCCAAAAGCTACCAAGCTATGGATTTGAAGACTATCTCTAAAATTCGCAATTAGCTATTTTAAACCATCATCTCTATTAGGTGTATATACTTATATGCTTAAATTCCTACTGGGAATAATTTTATGAGACTAATAGATAGAATAGCTCTAAATAGAGCAATACAAATGCTTTTAGATTTTATCTTAGCTATCATTAAGATGTTTGATAAAAGTACTCCTGAGAATAAACCAGATGGTCCAGTAAAACCAAGGCCAAAACCCAAAAGGCCTTTGAGAGATTTAGTGGACAATATATTACCATGGAGAGATAAGAAATGAATAAATTATTTGTTGGTTTATTTTGCGTTAGTTTATTATTTACTCAGTCTCACTACTATGGGTCAACAACAGCCCCAGTAACTCTTGCTGGAGGCATTATTAAAGCCAAGCATGTGCAGGAAGTATCCCAAAAGTATAAAAGAAAAGATTGCCCAGTTTGCAAGGGTAAGGGTTGGTATATGAGTGGTGATGGTATTCTTAAAATTGATTGTACATATTGTGAAGCAGATAAAGGATCAATTTCTATAGGTCCAATTAAGTCATTTAACCCACAAACCCCCTCTCCAAAAGCATATTCAGCACCATGTCCCGACGGCAAATGCCCTCTTAAAAAATAAATACGGGGAGTTTGAAATCATATGTTTGATCCAAGCCTTCCTCCCCCATTTCCTATTGTAGAAGATGATTTAGTTTATGTTATAACTGGATACAATAAAATTAATTGTTTACCAGACTCTAGAGAATCATCAATACAAAACTTAAGAAGATATTTAGTACAGATCAGTGGAGTTTCTGGTATTGGGGTTCGTAATATTGATGGGTTTCCATTCATATACTCCACTGCTCAAGAAGATAATTTAATAGACATTAACTATTCTAGTTCCTATCCATATTATCAAAGTATTGCAACTACTGGATTAAATGCCAGGATTGGTAATAACATGGAAATCCAGTTTGCTACAGGAACTCCAGCAGCTAATAAATATGGTGGAGTAGGAGGCAAATATTTTAGCGGAATTATTTCTACTACGGGACTTAATACTAAAACAGAAAATCTAATAGTAAGAGATTTTGAAAGTATTTGGCCTTATAGTGGTATTATCTACAATACTGGTTTAAATGCCCGAGTTGGTAATAACATGGAGATTCAATTTACCACAGGTACACCAGCAGCTAATCTATACGGAGGTGTTGGTGGTAAATATCTTAGTGGAATTGTTTCTACCACAGGACTTAATGCTAGAACAGAAAATCTAATAGTACGAGATTTTGAGACCATATGGCCATATAGTGGAGTGATATATAATACTGGATTAAATGCTGTCGTTGGAAATAATATGGAGGTTCAGTTCTATTCAGGCACACCGGCAGCAGATAGATATGGTAGAGTTGGGGGTAAGTATGTTAGTGGAATTATTTCAACAACAGGACTCAATGCTCGCACCGAAAACTTAATAGTAAGAGATTTTGAAAGTCTCTGGCCTTATAGCGGAGTAATCTACAATACTGGACTCAATGCCGTTATCGGAAACAATATGGAGATCCAATTCTACTCAGGAACACCCGCTGCAAATAAATATGGTAGAGTTGGAGGCAAATATATCAGTGGTATTATTTCTACTACAGGATTAAATGCTCGTACAGAGAATCTGATAGTACGAGACTTCGAAACTACTTGGCCTTACAGTGGAGTAATATATAATACTGGACTTAATGCTAGAGCAGGAAATTTGATAGAAATTCAATATAAAACATCTTCTCCAGCAGGAGGTCTTTACGGAGGTACAGAAGTTAAATATTGGTCTGGTATTATTTATACCACTTGATTGAATATGGTTGATGGGAAAAAAATTGCATTTACTATAGATAATTCATTTCCATATAAATATACTATTTTTACAGTAGATAAAGCAGTTATTGCCACAGGATCTATAACCTACTCAAATAATAATATATCCTCTAATGGCTATAGTTCAAATGTAATATCTTATACAGATACAAGTCTTTTAATAGATTATAGTATATTATATACTTCAAAAACTAATGAAACTATTGATTTAATATCTACTTTTAAATTTTTATTGCCAGAAAATAACGTAGAATTTTATGTGCCTTTTGCTGGTTATGATGGAACTCTTTCTCGTGGTAATACTAGAGCAGAATTAGAGGCGATAGGCGGAATACTTAATACTCCGTGGGTAGGAATAGTAAGCGGTTGTCCTGGGCCGGGTACTACTAGTCCTGCTTGTCAAGCTTATACATATTCTGATAATACCTTACCATTAACTTCACCTGCTAACTCTTATGATTTACAATATTGGGAACCAATAGAGTTAAAAATAATAGCAGGATCATTTGAATTTACTATCTCCTGTACTGGAGGTGCTTCAAGTGTATTTGCTAAATACCCTGTAGTTTTTACTAATCTTGGTACTGGTATTCCAAACCCAAGCGGAGGCATTAGCTATCAATTTGGCTCAAATTTGATTTATGAAAAATATAGATCATCAACAAATAGTTCTCATAAATATGCTATTAATAATGTAGATCCAATGGAAATAGAATATTTTCAACAATTACTGATAAATAGTAACTCAATGAATTCTCAAAACTCAATTGCTCCACTAGTTAATATCTCTAATTTTGGATATACTAGAACATACAGGAAAAAGATAGGTATGCAATACCCATGCGAGCCAGACTGCACAACCCCTTTTTATCTTTATCCACAACCAGTATATAGATATGTAACATATACAGGATATAATCAATCAGCTTTTTCAATTGGTCAAAGATCCTTTAAAACTAAAAATGTATAATAAGGTGTATCGAATTAAGATTCAATCATTTTAATAAGGTGATAATTATGACAACTCCAGATAATGAAAAACTAAAAGCTATAGCTGTTAAAATTTTAGAAAAATCTAATGTACAAAAAGATGAAGTATATGGATTTGCTATTATTACTATTTTAATGATAATTAGTATAGTTCTAACGTGTGTTAGAGTTTTACAAGAATGTAATAAAAGTAAGATGACTACTAATTCAACAGCAGAAGATAAATATTCTATGTATGGTGAACAGCTCCATACTTTTAGTGAGCGTCGAGGCTGGTTTACAAAAATGAGAATCAAGAAAATTTTACGCAGAGAAATGAACAGAGAAGATTATGAAAAGTATTCATTAAGTATTTTGAATGCTTTGTTAGAAACAGGAGAAGTTCTCACGGATGATGAAATTAAAACCCTAGTGGAGAATGCCAATGTTTAATATTTTAGTGTGGTGTGTTTACGGTCTATTTGTGGGATCTATTGCCAAAAGCCTAGTTCCCGGCGAAGAAAATTTCGGCTTTGTTAAGACTGTTGCTCTTGGAGTAGCTGGTTCTTATTTAGGTGGAGCCATAATGTATTTAATAGGACAATATAATAGCTTGAGTCCAGCAGGTATATTTATGGGTGTTACTGGTGGCACTTTAGCTCTTGTGGTTTATAATAAGCTAAATCAGACTAAATAAAGTCTCAGCTTGGCCTTTAGCTTAAATTAGACCAATATATGTTTACTCCAACCCAACTATATAATGAATACTCCGCAAATGTCTGTGAGGGTACTCCATATGACTTGATCCGTTTGGTCAAGTTTGTAAAACATTTAGATAGACCATGTTATAATCCAATAACTTCTGGAGTTCCAAATATTTCTCCAGCTCTTACTGGTAATATTAGTGGAACTGGCGCTAATAAATTAGGTATGCCTTTTAAATTCTTGATGAGACTAGATGCTGAAGCATTTACAGAAATTCAATCCAGTATTAAAAGCGGAACTGCTCATGGTATAAGAAATGCTTGTGATATTACACGAGCTTGTGATATAGAAGTTAGCGGCAATTATCAAGATTGGGAAGCCAGAATGTCTACAGAATATCTTGAATATTTTGCAGGCAATTCTTTACCAGACTGTTTAATGATGCTTGGTCCAGACGTAGTTTCTGGCATTTTATTAGATAGTGATGGAGAACCAGTAACCAGTACTCTTGGAAGATATACATATCCTGATGTAGAAAGAACCATAGGTTGTGACCAAGAATTGTCTTGTTTTGTTACTTCCGTACCGGGTTCTTTAGGAGCACCACATTCTTGTCAATTAAATCTGTTGACTATGAAAAGTACATGCGACAGTTGTAGTCCATGCACAAGAGAAGCAGATGATCCAGGTTATGCTACAGATCCGTGTTGTGCTGGTACTTGTAGAGAGAAAATGAATTTTTGTTGTGGTCAACCACAAACAAGTAGATTTGATTTTCAATATTTAGTACCATCTGAAGATAGTTATTTTGGTGGAAATACTTTAACTGGTTGGATTGATGAAGTTTTTAAACATATAGGAGTAGTTAAAAGAAAAAGGTATGATGGATATGCTAACTTTTTAGATCCTGTTGTTTCCTCTAGTATAAATATTTGTAAAAACGAACTAGCCCTAAAATATTTTCAAAAAAATAATGACTATGATTATGTCAAAAATACTGGAGAATCCAATAATTTTGTTCCACGAATCAGAACTATTGGTTTTATCCAAAAAAATCAAACTAGTAGTGTTAAAGACCTACTATATAATGGTTACGGAGTAGTCTTATTTACTAATGTAGGATTTCCTAATACTAGAGATTCTACTGGATTAAGTTATCCTGACCGTAATCATTATCATACATATTCCATTATAGGATATGATGATCGTAAGATAGAATATCCAGAGTGTGTATTTTTAATTGCCAATAGCTGGGGAAATTGGAATACTGGTGGTGGTCCTAGTTGGGGGCCAATACCAGACGGTAGTTTTCTAGTTACAGAAACCCACCTAAGTAAAATGGTAAAATTTAATCAAAATCCAGATTTAATAGGATGTCGTAAAAAAGAATGTCCCGAGCCATGTGACAGTATAACAAGAGCAATGACTAATGCTTGTACGGAAGATGATTCTTGTGTTCCTTTTTCTTGCACAGACCATCAAAGTGCTTTTGGTTTAATTATAGGATTATCTACTCATAGTGGCTTTCCGCCCAGAACTTTGGATTACAAGCAATTCTATCCTATAAATAAGTTTAAAAACCAAGAAACTACTCCTATTCTATATTTTGATCAATAAAAGGATATAATAATGATGTCTGAATGGTGTGATTCTCATCATTGGTGGAAAGATGCTGAATTTAGTAATCCAAGTACAGCTATTCCAAGAAATCAAATTGACGAAGTACAAGTTGATTCTTCTTTTTTTGCTTATTCTTTAATAGAAAATAGTCAGTGTTATTCTCAAATTCCATTTCTACAATGCAATAATATCAATATTGTTTTAAGTACAGGAGGAGGAGTTACTAATGTAGGAAATATTAGAGGACTTTTTACTTGTGCAGAATTAGCTGCTGCAAATGTTGTTGCAGGGAATAATATCATTTTTTCTCATTGGTATCCAAATACATATTGCCAGTGGAATATTAATTCTTTTTCTGGAGGATCAAATGATATTGATCAAATTATATTTGAAGGATTAAACTATTTTATTCTAACTAATAATTCTTTTATTCGTAAATCTTATATATCAGCAAATACTATCAATTTAAGTGGCGTAACTTTACAAAGCATAGATAAATATGTTACTACTCTCAAAGCTAAAGGAGGAAATCTTTTTTCAACATTAGATAATGTCTCTTGCGTTGGAAATAGATTTCAGTATGATGGTTCTTTTTTAGTTAATAACTCTATTATTGAAGGAACGGGTAATGGAAAATTTATTTTCCAGAATAATTCTACCAATAAGGCAACTCTATCCGGATCATTTTTATTTGAAAACTGTATCAATGAAGGTAAAATATATGGTCAAAATACTTTCTTTATCTCTTCTGGGGGTAATTCTTGTGTTAACAATGGAACAGTATATGGAGATGCCATATTTAGTGGATTAGGGTCGGTTAATGCTGGTACTGTTTCTGGTACTACTATTTTTATTAGTGGAGGCATTAATAGAGGAACTATCTTAGAACCAGCTATTTTTTATTCTGGTACTTCTAATGAAGGAACATTATCAAAATATTCTTTATTTGACTATGCAACTAATAATGGACCACTACTTAGTGGTTCTAAGTTTACATTTTCTACAAATAATTATTCTATTGGAGATGGTTCAGGAAATTTCTTATTTGAAAACAATTCACATAATCGAAAATCAATTGGTACTTCTGGTGTTATTTCTTTCATTAATGGTTCTAATAATTGGGCAGCATTGAGCGCACCTTCTGCAACAGTCATTTTTGACTTAGCTTCATTTAATAGAGGAGGCCCAATACAAGGCATAGCTACTTTTGGATCAGAATGTGCTAATGTTATAGGGGGAATTTTAGTTACAGGTATTTTCAATAGTAATTCTATAAATAGTGGAATGATTTTATCTTTAGGTGTTTTTAATGATTCATCCATTAATATGTGGGATGCTACAAATGCAATATTTAATAGTCGATCAGCTAATAGCGGAAGAATTATTGAAAGTGGAAGATTTGAAGATTCCTCACGTAATGGAGCTATTGTTAAGAATGGATATTTTTATGGTCGTAGTGCACATGCTTCTGGTGCTACAGCACAAATCAGCGCGATATTCTGTAATCAAGCTAGAAACGTAAGCGGATCTAAAATTAATCAATTAGCAGAATTTGGACAAAGCTCTATTAATTACGGAGGAGATACCGACACTAATGCTAGTTTTAACTTTTTTGAAAATGCTATTAATTATGGTTACATAAATAATGAAAAAGTTTTATTTTCTGGTTCTTCTATTAATAGAAATTATGGTAAAAAAATACATTTTTATAATTCGTCGATAAATGATACGACTGGTAGTGGTTATGAGGCTGCATTTTTAAATAGTTCAATTAATAATGGGTATATATCGTATACAGGACACTTCTTCAATACTTCTCAGAATGGTAAACTAGGAGTATTAAATACAGGAATTTTTCATGATTTTGCTATAAATAATGGGTCTATGAGAAGACCTTTGGTATCTGGACTTGAAGCATTAACATCTGGTTATCGTAAAATTGATATACTTGATAGTGGAATTAATAATGTTTCTCTGTATAACGTAGAATTTAATGTAAAAACATCTGGAATAAATAGAGGTAATTTACAGTGGGTTTTTGATCCTCTAATAATCTTCACTACATCAGGAATATATAATACAGGAACCACCCCTTATTCAATAGTAGAGACAGGAACATTCCAAAGCTCTTATATTAGCGCAATCATTCCTAGTATAACTTTTGATGATAGCTCAATTAATAGAGGAACTATTGTTGGGTATAAAGAGATCAAATTCTTAAACAAATCTAGTAACTATGGAAACATTCGTACCTATCCTCCTATCGAGACGAACACACCATGTGTAACATTTAAAGGTAGTGGAAAAGTTTTCGATATACCTCCATCAGCCATTTTTTGTAAAAATTATGGAATTATTCAAAATGGCGCTACTTTTACAAGTGGAATTAATTTTTCGTCTATTGGTTCTGGTGATTTTACAGAGTCATCAAATTCTGGATCAGCAGAGTCTGCTCGATTTAACAAATCAAGAAATTTTGGTTCTATAAATAAAATTGGAGTTTTTAATGATTCTTCTAATTTTGGTATAATAAATCAATCTGGTTTTTTCTATAACTCAATAAATATGGGTCCTGTATATAGTGGATATTTTAATAAGTCTAGTAATTCAGGATCATTAGATATTGGTGAATTTGTCGATCAATCTAAAAATTCAGGAAATATTTTACAATCAGGTTCGTTTTTAAATTCTTATAATGTTAATCAATTTATACCATTGCCATTAGCTACGTTTGCTGGAGCATCAAATAATTCTGGTATTGTAGCATTAGGCTATTATTATGGATCTTCTACAAATAGTAATACCGGGCTTGTTAATGAATTTTATGATTCATCAAAAAACAAAGGAACAGTATTTCGACAAGCAATGTTTAGTGGCTCATCAACGAATAGTGGACTGGTAGTAAATACTTCATATTTTAGAGGAAATAGCAGTAATCAAAATAGTGGTTTGGGATTATTATTTTTTTATGACTCAGCAAAAAATGAAAGTCTTTTGTCTGGCATTGTTAGTTTTGAAGCAGGAATTAATAATGGAGTTATTGTAGGAGATAGACCAATTTCTTTTTTTTCTGGATCTATTAATAATAATCTTATAATTGGAGATACCACTTTTTCACTAGACTGTATTAATAATGGATATCTTAAAGGCAAAGGAATATTCTTGTCTAATAGTTTAAATAATGGTACTGTTTCTGGAGATACTTCTTTTTCTTCTGGCTGTAAAAATGCTAACATAGTCATGAGTGGTCATGCAATTTTTCTTTCAGGGTCTGCTAATGATAAAAATGTTTTTGGTACCTCTGAATTTTATAACAGCAAAAATAATTCTTTTGTATCTGATGAGTCTAAATTTTATGATAGTATTAATTTTGGAAATGCTCAAACATATGGTCTTTTTTATGGAACAGGTTATAATGCAGGTTCTGTGGTTACAGGAATATTTAATAATAGATCATCTAATAATGGAGTAGCAACTGTTGGACTATTTTATAATGAATCTAAAAATTCTTTGACAGTTAATTCTGGAGCATTTTATAATGCTTCCTATAATCAATCTAGTGTCACAAACGCTTCCTTATATGATTCTGCTATAAATCAGGGAACAATTAACAATGGATATTTCTATAATCAATCTTTTAATTCTGGGACAGTTTCTGTAGGATACTTTTTATTTGGAGGAACTAATTATGGAACAATTAGTTCAAATGCTTCGTTCAATAACGCATTCTCAAAATCAGGAAATATTGGTGGTAATGCTATTTTTACTAATAATAGCTATTGTGAGAAAACATCCATCAATGGATCTGCTACTTTTGACGGCACCTCCTGCTATGATAAAAATACTACTAGTATAAATGGAACTATTACAAAGTCACAAGACTGTAATCCATAGGCTTCATTTAAAGAAAGATACCAGACTTGCCATGTGTTCTCCAGAAACTATAATGTTCTATGAGACCAAACTGGCAAGAATATTTTATAGGACTAGCACACGCTGTATCCGTTCGTAGTCATGACATACAAACACAGCATGGATGTGTTATAACAGATAATCACAATAGAATTCTAGGGTTAGGATATAATGGTTTTCCTAAAGGACTGGATGATAGTAAACTGCCCAATACTCGACCAGAAAAATATCCTTGGATGATCCATGCAGAACGAAATGCTCTTTCCAATTGTACAATTAGGCCTGAAAATGGAATAGCATATGTAACAGGACAGTCTTGCAATGATTGTATAATGGCTTTATGGCAAGAAGGAATTACAAAAGTTTATATGAGAGAAAACCATGGAACCCATTTGTTTGATGAAGAGCAAAAGAAAAGATTCGATCTATTTATTAAAATGAGTGGAATAACTATTGAATATATAAATCCAGATCTATCATGGATTAATAATCTTAGAGTTTAATAAAGAAAGACTAAAACATGAATATTACAGAAATCAATGTTTGTGCAACGTGGAGAGATGCTGAAGCTTATGCAGAAAGAACTTTGGCCTGTCTAGAGAAATTGCTAAATTTAGACAATTTCAAATTCAATTTTTATTTTTACGAAAATGACTCTACAGACAATACTCGACAAATTTTGAGAAACTGGATAGAAAACAAATCTGGTGAATTATTCTATGAGGATCTTGGTGTTCCTAAACTAGACAGTTTGGAACCGCTGCATAAATTTATCTTATTGTCTTATTGCAAAAATAAATTAAATCAGTTGTCAATGCCCGAAACAGATTATACTCTATTAATTAATACAGACGTTATATTTGATCATATAGACTTTACTTCTTTGTTTGAAAAAGCTCAAACCCTTCCAATGGCTGTAATGCTTGTTGCTAATACAAGAGACTTTCAGACCAAAGATCTTATGGAAGAAACTACCTCAGATAGCTTCTATGATATATTAATATTTAGGGATAAATATTTTCATCACGGACTACCATTCACAGATTGTCCATTTTTATTAAAAGAAGACAGAGAAGCTTGGGATAAAAATTTACCTATTCTAATTAATTCTGGTTTTGGTGGATTTAGCTTAATTAGAACACCAGTATTAAAACAATGTTTTTGGTCAACTGTTGGTCAGCCCGAGTATGTTAACTTTTGTTCTGAGATTTCTAAATTTGGTAATATAATGATAATTCCAGATTGTAAGCCCAAGGCAGCTTTAGATTTATCCAATATTTCTTTAGAGTCTTGCAATAAGATAGCCAAAGAACAAATAGAAAAAATGGAACAGATTAATCAGATCTTCTATACCTCCTTATCATCAGAAATAACTAAACAAGATGACAATGAATAAACCAGTTATATTTACTACTTATTTTTCACAGAAAAAACACCCAAATGATCCGTCTGATGATGCTGTAATAGGCAGAGATAAAGACGGAAGAGTCTTGCAAAATAATTTTGATTATATCAAGAATTGGTATAATTCAATTGTTTCCTTGGGATTAGAAGCTAGGGTATTTTATGATAATTTATCTGACGAATTTTTGAGAACATATGAAACAGATAAAATTAAATTCGTCCACGCTGCACCATCAGAATACTCGAATAACGATTGGAGATTCTTTGTTTACAAAAAATATCTATTGGCTAATAAGTTCGATTCTGTTTTCTTAACAGATGGCTCAGATGTTGCAGTTGTTAAAGACCCATCTCAAATACTAATAGATTTTCCTGATACAGACTACTTTATTTGTAAAGATAGTATTAAGCTAGTTGAGTTTCCTTACTTATGGATACATAGAGATCTTAAGTGGGATAACCTACAATTTTTTACAGAAAATGCTAAAGAATGGGATTTAATCAATATGGGTGTTATAGGTGGTTCATATACTAATATAGTTGAGTTCTTAAAAACATTCTGTCAAGCAAGAGAAGATATGAAGTATGAATACTTTAATGCTGATATGTGGGTTGGTCAGTATGTATTCAGACATTTACTACCTAGTAGCAAAAAACTATTAATTGGTGAGCCTTTTACTAGTAACTTTAAAAAATATGAAACCAATAGACAAGATGTCTATTTTATTCACAAATAGGATTTATTCATGAAAATTACCTTCGTTGGTCCAGGCGAAATTAATATTCCTCCTAACGGCTGGGGAGCATTAGAGACAGTAGTTTGGAATCAGTTCGCTAATTTACAAAAGATGGGTCATACTGTTAACATAATTAACGAGAAAGACACTAATTTAACATATCAAAGGGTTTTAGAAACCCAACCAGATATTGTTCATTTACATTATGGTAAGCATTGGCAAATAATGCCTTATTTAAAGTGTAAAAAAATTGTAACATCTCATGATGGAGGATTTTTATATTCTCAAGCTTTTCATAAAAATTTAATCAGAAGCTTTTTTAAAGACTGTAATTTTTTCATGTTAACATCATGGGAAAAACAACTTCTATTAGATAGCGGAATTGATGAGTCTAAAATAAAAATACTGCCTAACGGAGTAGATAATGGTCAATTCAAAATTACTGATCAGCCACAATTTAAAGACAAGAGTATTTGTTTAGGAAAAATAGATCAAAGAAAAAGACAGGCTTTCTTGCAATCATTAGATTGTAATATCTGTTTTGCTGGACAAAACACTATAGCAGAATTTGATCCACTAGATAATAATTATTTAGGTTTGTGGGATCGTGAGACAGTATTTAGTGAATTGACCAATTATAACAATTTAGTATTACTATCGGTGTCTGAATTACATCCATTAGTTTGTTTAGAAGCTTTAGCTGCTGGTTTGGGTCTAGTAGTCTCAGAAGTTGCCTCACAAAATCTAGATCTTTCTCAACCTTTTATTTCGATGATTCCCCAAGATCAAATAGATAATACAGAATTAGTAAAAACCACTATTGTTAAAAATAGAGAGCTATGCTCTAGTATTTCTCGTAATATAATAAAAGAGTATGCACAAACATTTGATTGGATAGAAATACTAAAAAAATATGAGAGCTACTTATGAAAATTCAAGCAATATTATTTATGTGTAATGATTTTACTAGAGCTAAATTTACTCTAGAAAACTTTAGAAAACATAATCCTGAAATACCTATTAGAGTAATAAATGTCGGTGGAGATTCTCCAGAATTATTATTGTCTCATATTTCTAATATCGAATTTATAGATGCTCCAAATCTATGGCATAAACAAACTCATTGTGGCAGAGGTTCTTTTGGACCAAAATTTGCTGATTACTTTTTTGAATTTGGTCTTAATGATAAATTTACACATACTATTTTATTAGAAACAGACGTATTAACAAATAGAGCCATAACTATAGAACCCAAATTTGATATAGCTGGACCAAATAATCCTTGTGGACCAAGAGAACTTGCATTATATGATGCTTTAGGTATTAAAGAACCTAGAATACACACTGGATGCGGTGGCACTATTTTTAGTAGTAAATATTTTACAACTATCAAAGATAAGAATTTTTTTGGTTTATTTCAAGAACTATTTGATAAATTTTCTGGCAACTATTTTATGGATTTAATTTTGACATTAGTTGGACGAATAGCCGGACTTTCTGTTGGTCATTGGGAAGAAGTATCTAATATCCCAATCCATGTTGTTGATGGCAGATTTGTTAATGCTGATATGAACGCAACTCTTGTGCATAATTTTAAGGTATAATTATGGGACTAGTTTTAATATCACAAGATGAAAAAAAAATAGAAGCAAATTTATTTAAAAACTACGAAAACAGAGGAGAGTCTGTTAAAGACTTAATAGCAGGATCTATTCGTTATGGTATTCAAAAATACAATAACTATCCTGGTAAAGAGTTTAAAATGTCAATATGGACTGGTGATCGTCCAGTAGATGAAGCCCATTTTTCTTTTTCAACCATAACAAAAAACTATAAAAAAACATTCCCCTGTTTTGTATACGATTCTTGGCCAGCCTGCAATATTCAAAATTATAGTGAACTGATTCATTCTTTTGAGGATACTATTCCATCAAGTAATAAAATAGGATGGATAGGAGCTTTAACGGGAGATAAAAGGAAAATTTATCATGATCAGTATCATGATACGTCTTTTACTGAGACTGTGACGATAGACTGGAATCGTGAAGATCCAGACAATCTATGGAAAAATACTTCAAAATATCTGTCTTTTCAACAACAAATAAATAGATGGAAATATTTACTAGACATTGAAGGAGTAGGATATTCTGCCAGATTAAAAATATTATTACATTCTCCAAGAATTATTTTTATAGTCAACAATCCTTACAAAGAATGGTGGCATGAATTTTTTATTCCTTGGAAACATTATATTCCTATTAAAGAAGATTTAAGCGATCTAGAACAAAAATATAATCTTATTGAAAATAATCCAGATGCACAAAAATACATTAAACAAGAACAAAAAAAGTTTGCTCTTAAATATCTGACCAAAGAAGCGGCATACGAAAAAATCTATAAAATCCTTTTATACTTTCAAAACAAAAAAACATATGCTAATGCCAAAAGCTAAAATAATAGGTTGTGGATTATCTGGAATTACCTCAGCAATCTTATTAAAAGATAGAGGATATGACGTTACTATTTTTGATAAACGAAATCATATTGGAGGAAATTGTTTTGATAGTAATGTATGCGGAACTATGTTACATAATTATGGTCCTCATATATTTCACACAGATGATGACGAAGTTTTTGAGTTTTTAAGCAGATATACCGAGTGGGTGCCATTTAGATTACAGCCTAAAGGCAATTCCAAATTAGGTCTCATCTCTTTGCCATACAGTAAGAAAACAGAAAAAGAAATTGGGAGACAACTATCTCAAGAAGAGATACTAGAATTTATCTTCAAAGATTACTCAGAAAAACAATGGGGCGTTCCTTTTGAATATATTCCACGAACTATAACGAATAGAATACCAAAAACAAAAGACTGTGAAGATCCTACTTGGTTTGAAGGACAAAAGTATCAGTGTTTACCTAAGTACGGATATACTAAAATGATGCAAAATATGTTGAATGGATTTGATGTTAGACTATCTTGTTCCAATAAAGAATGGAAAAATTTTAACACTGATCTTACTGTGTATACTGGGAAAATAGATGAATACTATGATTATATCTATGGTGAGCTTCCGTACAGATCATTAGAGTTCAAACATACTGTTACAGATAAAAAAATGCCATACTTCATAGAGAATCAGAATAATGATATTGTAAAATATACAAGAAAATACGACCACAGCTTTCTGCAACATAATCATTCACAACCCACAACCGTTATTACTGAAGAGTATCCAGTAGAATATAACCAAAATAATATTCCTTATTATCCTATACCATTTGGAGATGGTGTTGAAATAGCAAAGAAATATATCCAATTATCTAAAAATGAACAGAATACTATTTTTCTAGGAAGATTAGCCACTTACCAATATTTAGATATGTGGATGGCTATAAAGCAAGTTATGCTGAAATTCAAACATTCCGACTGGTGAGACAAATAAAAAACAATGCGCTGGTGTTTTTGTTGTGTGGAGATATGATAAATTCATCGCTCACAGAGATCGAATTCTTTTTCATTCGATAGTGTATTACCAATAATCCACTTTAGTCAGAATCATTATAGGAGTACCATTTATATCATGTCAGCTCTACAAGAACTTCAAAATTATACCTTCGTTAGTAAGTATGCCAGATGGTTAAGTGATCAAAATAGAAGGGAAACTTGGAAAGAAGCTGTAGACAGAGTTAGAGAAATGATGCACTCTCGTTATGATACATTTGGCATCTCGGAAGAGATCGATTGGGCTTACGATATGATGTATAAGAAGAAAGTATTAGGTAGTCAGAGAGCATTACAATTTGGTGGAGATCCTATTCTCAAGCGACACGCTAAGATATATAATTGCACAGCTTCTTATTGTGATAGACTAAGATTTTTCCAAGAGTGTTTTTGGTTACTATTGTGTGGATCAG